CAGGACCTGGACCGCCTCAACGCCTTCTTCGCCGCCCTCGCGCCCCTGGGCCCCGGCGCCATGGCCTACATCAACGTCGGGGACGCCATCACGCGCGTCGGCACGGCGCTTGGTGTCGAGACGGACGGCCTGATCAGGACCGACAAAGAGGTCCAACAGGCCCAGCAGCAGGCGATGCTCACGCAGCTCGCCGAGAAGCTTGGGCCGAACGCCATCAACCAAATGGGCGGTATGGCCCAGAAGAACATGGAGACGGAAGCTGGCTCGTAAGCCTGTCGAGAAGGACCCCGAGATCGCCGAAGGTACGGGGACGGTGAAGCCGTTCACCGAAACCGCGGTGGTCTACCCGGACGGCACCAAGGTCGTTCGCAAGACCCTCCCCAACGGCGTGGTGGTCGACACCCTTGTCTGACGCCCTGCAAGTGACCGTCATCCCGGAAGAGACCGGCGCTTCCGCCCCGCCGGCAGCAGCCGAGCGGCCGACGTGGCTCCCCGAGAAGTTCAAGTCGCCTGAGGACCTCGCGAAGGCATACTCGGAGCTTGAAACCAAGCTTGGTGCGCCGAAGGTTGAAGAGGCCCCTGCCGCCGAGGATAGGCCGAATGAGGCTGCCGAGGCCGAGAAGGCCGAAGCGGACAAGGCTGTCGAAGCTGACCTCGCTGCCAAGGGGGTGGACTACGAAGCCCTCGCGACTGAGGTCCAGACCACCGGCACGCTGAGCCCCGAAAGCTACGCCAAGCTTGAGGGCGCCGGCATTCCGAAGGCCCTTGTCGACGACTACATCGGCTCCAAGCGGGAGGCCGGCGAGCGCATGGTCGCCGAACTCTACGCCGAGATCGGCGGCGAGGAGCGAGCCAATGAGATGCTCGCCTGGGCGGCGACCGGGTACACCCCGGCCCAGATCGAGGCGTTCAACCGGGCGGCCAAGAGCGGCGCCGCGGCAGAACTCCAGGCCCAGGTTCGGGCGCTCAAGGTCGCGTTCGATGCGGCGGCCGGCAGCGAGCCTAAGTATCTCGACACCCCCCGCACCCCTGCGGCTGTGGGTGACGTCTACAAGTCGATGGCGGAGATGCTCAAGGATCAGGCCGATCCGCAGTACGCCACGGACCCGGCGTTCCGCGCCAAGGTCCGAGATAAGCTCGCCCGGTCGCGTATCTGATGGCGGCCATGAAGGGGGCTGAGAAGCTCCAGGGCGTCCACCCACACCTCCTAGCGGTCATCGTCCGGGCGGCCGATACGGCCCCGATGGACATCATCGTCCTGGAGGGTGTCCGAACCCTGGAGCGCCAGCGCCAGCTCGTCGCCAAGGGAGCCTCTACCACCCTGAGGAGCCGGCACATCCCCGGCCCGAACGGCTACAGCCACGCCGTAGACGTCGCCCCGGTGGATAGCAAGGGCAACGCCTCCTGGGACTGGGACCTCTATTTCAAGCTGTCCCCGGTCATCAAGCAGGCCACCAGGGATCTCGGCTACCCGATCGAATGGGGCGGCGACTGGCGGACGTTCAAGGACGGCCCCCATTGGCAGCTCCCTTGGGCGTCCTACCCAGGCACCACCGTTCCTGACGACGAGCCTGACCCGGTCCAGGCGATCCCCGAGGAAGATGACAAGGGCCGGCCGACGCTCCGTAAAGGCGCCTTCGGCCCGGACGTCAAGATCCTCCAGACCTCCCTCAATGCCCGCGGTTACGGGCTCAAGGTCGACGGGGGCTTCGGCCCCAAGACCGTGGGCGCCGTGGTCGCCTTTCAGAAGGCCGCCGGGCTCGTCCCGGACGGCGTGGTCGGCCCCAAGACCTGGGCCGCCCTGGTCTAACCGAAGGAGCCCTGTGGACTTCAAGAAGCTTTTCCGCACCCTTATCGAGCGAGCCAAGGAGCGCTCGACATGGCTTGGCCTCGTCGGCCTTGCCACGGCCTTTGGCGTCGCCTTCTCCCCGGAGCAGGTAGAGGCCATCTCGGCGGCCGGTGTCGCTGTGGCCGGCCTGATCGCGGTCATCACCAAGGACCCGAAGCCTCCGGCCGCGGCGTGAGCGCCTACGACCCCAACGACGCCCCGTTGGACGGTATGTGGGGTGGAGAACCCATTCCGCTGTCCGACGAGCCGCCGGAGGGGGATGACTGCCCAGACGGGACCTGTCTCCCGTTTGACCATCTAGCCCGGTTCTCCCCTAGGGCCATAGCGCCCTGGGGGAGCGCCATCCAGTGTGAGCATTCCTGGAACCGTCTGAGCAAGTCGCGCTGATCTCCTGATCGGCGACTACGGTTCCCCGGACCTACCGAAAGAACCTAGCGACCCGAAGCAAGCCCCTGAGGGGGCGACGCCTAGGACAATCCTTGCGTTCCAGCGGACGGACCGAGGTGGACACGTTCCTCCTCAACTCCCGCACACTGGACATCCATGACCGACTTCACTGTTTCCCGCCTTGGTGCAGACAACGGCGGCGGCGACAAGCTTGCGCTGTTCCTCAAGCAGTTCTCCGGCGAGGTGATCGTTGCGTTCAACCGCAACACCGTCTTCCTGGACAAGCATTCCGTTCGCACCATCACGAACGGCAAGTCCGCGTCGTTCGCTGCGACCGGCAAGACCACGTCGAGCTACCACACCCCCGGCGCCGAGATCAACGGCGGCTCGATCAATCACTCCGAGCGGGTGATCGCGGTCGACGGCCTTCTGATCTCCAACGTCTTCATCGCCGACATCGACGACGCGATGAACCACTACGACGTCAGCTCGGAGTACAGCCGGCAGCTCGGCGACGCCCTCGCTCAGAAGTTCGACAAGCACGTCGCCCAGGTCGGCGTCCTTGCGGCCCGCGCCGCGGCGACGATCACCGGCGATACCGGCGGCACGATCCTGTATGACGCCGACTACGACACCGACAGCGACAAGCTCGCTGCGGGCCTCTTTGGCGCCCAGCAGACCTTCGACGAGAAGGACGTCCCGGAGGGTGAGCGCTACGCCTTCATCCGCCCGGCCCAGTACTACCTTGCCGCCCAGAACACCAAGATCCTCAACAAGGACTGGGGTGGCTCTGGCGCCTACTCCAAGGGCACCTTCGAGGCCGTCGCCGGCCTGACGGTGGTCAAGACCAACAACCTCGCGTCGACCGACCTCTCGACGGACACGTCGAGCCCGGCGGCCTACCGCGGCAGCTTCGTCAACTCCGTGGGCCTCGTCATGCAGAAGGGCGCCATCGGCACCGTCAAGCTGATGGACCTCTCGATGCAGAGCGAGTACTCGGTTCGCCACCAGGGCACGCTGATGGTCGCCCGCTACGCGATGGGCCACGGCATCCTGGAGCCGAAGAAGGCGATCGAGCTTCGCGCGTCGGTCGCCCCGTAATCAGCTAGGAAGGCCCTAGCTCTCTCCTACGTCTCCACCAACTCAGATCAGGGCCTTAGGGCTCTGGTCTGATTTTTTCTTCAAGGGGGCCTAAACGACCGAACTAGAAGCAGTCAATCTCCTCTTGGAGGCCATCGGAGGAGAAGCTGTCAACAGCACCGGTGGCCAGGGGCCGGAGCCCGCGAAGGCTCTCAGGTTCATTCGGAGGGAGGCGCGCTCCCTCCAGACCAAGGGCTGGTATTGGAACACCACCAGGGGCACAAAGCTCCTGCCGGACAGGGACGGGAAGGTGGCTGTTCCTTCTGACGCCCTGAGCGTCTCCGTCCTATCCCCAAGCGATCGGCCGATCATCGCCAGGGCCAAGAACCTGTTCGATCTCTCGAAGAACTCCGCGACCATCGGTGAGGCCGTGACGGCCGACATCGTCAGGGAGCTTACCTGGGTCCACCTACCTGAGGCCGCCCAGATCGTTGCGACGGATGCGGCCTGCCGCCGATTTCAGATGGCGACAGTCGGGAATTCTGAGTATCGGGCGTTCGATGAGTACGTCCTCAGAGAGGCCCAGGTAACGCTCCAGCGCGAGGAGATCAACACGTCCAGAGAGACGCTGCTTGGGACCGCTACGCTGGTTCTGCCTACGGGCCGAAGGGTGGTTGGGTGGCCCTAGTCACTGGCTCAATCCCGCACTTCGTAAACGGGGTCTCCCAGCAGCCCCAGGAAATGCGCCTCCCCACTCAGGCGGATGAGCAGATCAATTGGCACTCTACGGCCGCCGACGGTCTTCGCCAGAGGCCGCCAAGCCTGCACGTAGCCCGCCTCGGGGC